CCCGCATATTCTGGGATGCTATAATAAATTAAATCAGAATGCATATCATCTGTTTCAAAACAATCAAGAGTAATTGGCGTTACAGCTAATTTATGCATTTTTGATGTACTATTAGCAACAGTAGCAACTTTGTAGGTGTCAATTTCGCTCCAAAAATACATTGGTGCGGTAATATCAACAGAAACAAAAATTTGACGTAAAAATTTGCGATGCTCAGGACCAGCTTTAATTAATGTTTGGGCGAGCTTCATATCATTTGGTCCGATAAAAGCTACTTCAGCAACTTCATTATTATTATTTAATTTTAATACGCCATTTTTAATTAATTTTTCACAATACTGCTCTTGAAGATTATATCCTTCTTTGGTATATTCCTGCGGCCAGTTTAATTGTGGATGTGAATAATTAACCCAATTATCTGCAATCTCACTTTCATATGGATAACTATCAATTTGTATTATATTAAAAAAGCTATCACTATTATTCCAACTGTTTTTAGGATTTCTAAGACCTCTAAAAGCACCTTCAAAATTACCTACCCATGTATTTTCAAATTTCATCTTCTATAAATCTCCATTCTAATTTCTCTTTTGTTATAGGATGTTTTCCTGCACTTTTTCCATGTCCATGTAAAACTCCAGACATTCTTGAAATACTTACTTTTGCAGCCTTTGCTGCTTCTCCGACTGAAGTATAAACAATCCCTGTAGTTATACATAAAACTTTCTTTTTATGGGACTCGGCAACTTTATTAGTCCATTCTTGAGAATGAGGTTTCCCTTTTTGTGCGTCACTTAATTTTTTACGAGTCTATTCAGAAACTTTTTTCCCATAAGCAGGATTATTTTTCCCTAAATTTAATTGTCGTAATTTTTCTTTAGTTTCTGGTGTATGGGTTTTATAAATTATTCCACCACTGTCATTATTATATCCATTATTAATAGAGTCATATTTTTTAATTAATTCTTGCTCTTTTATTCCAGCCTACTATGCCGTTAAATGCTAAAATAAAATATTATGTTGAAAATTTTCCCATCCATATTTTTGAATGGCATTATAAAATTTTGGTTGATGTTTATATCCTTGACCCTAAGTCCCCCATCTACGAGTAGTGGTATTGTGTGTAATACCTATATATCGTTTATTATTAGGAGCTACATGTTCATACACAATATACTACATTTTAGGTATTTCCTTTCGTAGAGTTATAGCCAAACATATCACTTTGATACATATTTATCCAAAAATGCTCTTTCTCATTTAATAATTCTTTTGGACATTCTTCCAATAATTCAAAAGTAAAATTCCAAATTTTATCTCGCTGCATAGAATTATATAGTTTATTAGTTGCGGAGGCTTCAATGCCCAAACCGCACTTACAATGTTGTTTCCATCTATCGCTTATATTTACACTTTGTCCAATATAACATTGTTCAGTTAATAAATTAGTAATTTTATAAATTCCACAAATTGTTTTTTTACCTAAAACTCTATCACATAATTCTGTCATTTGTTTTTGGAAATATTGAGTCCATATAAGTTTACTTAAAACAACAGGTTTATGGAAAGAAGCTTTTAAATTTTCTAACATTTTTACATCAGATAAATCAGCATCATTAATAGATAATTTATAAAATCCTAACTTATCTTTCTTCTATTGTTCGCGGAGACGTGCCTATACACCTGCATTTAATGAAGCTTTTAATTTATTAATTTCATTTTGGATATTTTGTTTTTCTATTTCAGCAGTATTTTGAAAACATTGTAAATTATATTTTATATCTTTAATTTTCTGTTGAGTAGATTGATTTATTTTATTAATTGCACATTCTGCAAACTATTGTCGATTTTCTAAATATTCATCAATTTCTTTTTTTCGAGATTCTTGAAACTATAATAATTCTTTATCTAATTCTTTCTTTTGTTCATTTTTAAAATTAAGTAAATTATATTTTTCTAACTGTAAATTATTAATTTCACGATTTAATGTTTTTTTATACTATTCTTGCTGTTCATTTTTATTAATTTTAATTTGATTAGCTTTATAAAAAAGAATTATTCCACATATTAAAAAAATAAAAGCTAATATTAATGATGTCATTATTTTTCTCCTATATACAAAACAGGGATTAGATATTTTATCTAACCCCTGTTATACAGCTAAATTAGTCCTCTGCGTTAGGATCAAACGCACGACCAGCATCGGTGAGCTGAATGAACTTAATTGCCTTGTGGAGACCAGTTTCAGGGTCTTCAATCTCTGCGGGAACACGAACCATAAGCGGAACTTCATTCTTATCCTTATCCTTATGACGCTGGAAAGCAGAAGTTACAATACCATTAACTGTTCTAACTCCAAGTCCAGTTGCATCTGCAATATCCTGTGCAGTGAAATCTTCTCCATCATGTGCCTTAACAAAATCATAAACAATCTTACTATTTTCTTTTAACATAAATTTTTTCTCCTTGTATTTAAAATATTATATTCTTAAGATGAATTATTTTTTATCATCTACAATTATATTATATAAAAAATTTTTTTAATTTTCAACATAATTCTTTATAAAATCTAGTTCTGATATAATTGGTATATTGCGTTCTTTTGCTGCCTTATTTTTAGATGATGTGCTATTTACATCATTGTTAATAAGTATATCAGTTTTTGCAGAAATAGAATCAACAACCTTGCCTCCATGTTCTTCAATCACAGATTTTAATTCAGCTCTATTTTTAAATTTTGTAAGTTTTCCCGTAATAACTATAGTTTTTCCTGTAAGATTATTATTTATTTGATTTTTATTTACAACTGGGGCTTCAATAAATAAAAGTTTGAAAATTCTATCAGCTTCCGCATAATTAAAATTTTTTATACTTTTATCCATCTCTTCACCAAAATTATTTAAATCATAAAAATGATAATTCTTATCATCTACAGCATTACGAAAATCCTCATAGGTTTCAAAATAATTAGTTAAATCTTTTGCAACTGCCCGCCCAATAAGGGGAATACCAATAGCAGAAATAAAGGCGTCTAAAGTTGTATGCTTACTTTCTTCTATTGCATTTAAGATTTTTGTAACTGATTTAATTCCAAAGCCAGGTTTAGTAATAAAGTCTTTTCTATATTTCGTCCCGATGTTATATAAATCTTCTATATTTTCTACCCATTCCCATTCAATAAACTTTCCAAGAGTTGCTTTTGATAACCCTTTAATATCAAGCCCCTTTTTCCCGCAAAAGTGGTCAAGTCTATTAACTAATTTTCCTTCACATTGTTCATTAGTACAATATAACACCTCGCTATCATTATCTTTTCTAATTTCTGTTGGATGTCCACAATAAGGGCATACTTTTGGAATTTGAATTTCTGGAATATGATTAGGGTTATTAGTTTGTGCGCTTTCTACTTGTGGAATTATTTGATTAGCTTTATAAATAAAAACTCGTTGACCAGGATATGCTCCGCTCATAAGTTGAGTCATAACTGTAATATTATGTAAACTTGCTCTATTACAAATTGCACCATCAATTTCAATATCATTATAAATTAAAACTGGAGTAAGTTGTCCAGTTCTTCCCATTGTCCATTCAATATCTTTTACTTCTGTTTCATAACTTTCATCATAAAATTTATATGCTATTGCATTATTAAAATGATGTGCGGTATATCCTAATTCATTAGATATTTCTCGACTTTCAATTTTAAAAACTACTCCATCAATTGGATAAGATTCTTTATCTGATAATTCTCTTATTTCTGCAATATCATCTTCTGCTGTAGGATTATCTCCAGTCCATGGAACTATAGTAAAGCCAAGTTTTTCTGCTTCAAGTAATCTATTATGAAGATAATCATTTTTAAAACCTTTAATAACATCCCAAACTACAAAAGTTAAATTTCTTGAAAAACATTCTTTTGAATCTAATAATCTAATACTACCAGATGCAAAATTTCTTGGATTTTTATATTTATCTTTAAATTCTTCAAAATTAGAATAAGTACAAATAATTTCTCCATCTACAATTAATTCCTTCCAATAACTAATTTTTTTAGGAATTGAAGGAATAACTAAAGCATTGTGAAGAATATCTTCACCAGTTTTTCCATCCCCGCGGGTTTCTGCTGATACTAATTCTCCATTTAAATATCTTAAAGAACAAGTTAATCCATCTAATTTTGCCATTGCAATAAAGTCATAATTTTGCAAAAATTTATCAATATCTTCTATATTTTTAGTTTTATCCAATGACAGCATTAAATGATTATGATTAACCTTTTTTAATTCAGAAACTTTTGTAAAATGAATTTTTTGAGTTGGTGAATTTGGAAAAATAATACCTGTTTCTTCTTCTCTTTTTTTTAATTTAAAATATAAATCATCCCATTCTTTATCAGACATAATAGGATGACCTGCATCATATTGTTCGGTAGCTTCATTTAATTTACGAATTAAGGCGGCGATTTCTAATTTATAACTACTCATAAAATCATCTCCTATATATTTTTCTATATATATTATAATATATTTTTTTATAAAAAACAA